CGGGATGACCTGGGCGCGCGGCCGGACGATCGCGGACTCCAGCGCCACCTGCAGGATCTCCGAGCGGAGCCGCTCCGGGATCAGAAAGCCACCGTCAGCCGGCACCTCGGAGCCGAAGGAGTTCTGGATCCGGAGGAGGTCCGCCCGCTTGGACGCGAGAGCCTGCGAGTTCCGCAGAGTCTCATAGCGCGGCCAGATGGACTGGAAGTACTCCGCCGAGTTCTCGAACTGGTTGCTCTGGCCCAGCTCCTGCTCCAGCTTCGCACCCCAGCTGGCCTTGTTATAGGCCGCCCCCTTGCCGTGCGAAACGGCCTTGGTGTTCCCGCCCATCTCCGGCGGAAGGGCGTTGGAGAAGTTCAGCCGGGAGCCGCCCAGGCCGTTCTGGGTGGCGAATTCCGCCATGGCCAGCTGGACCTGCTCCTGGACCTGGGCCTTGAGGTCGTTGTCCTTCTCCCACTGCTTCTTGGCGTAGAGCCCGATGAACTCCTTGAACTGGCCCGGAGTGTTCATCATATCCCGCACCTGCTGAGGGTTGGAGAGAAACTCCTCCAGCTCCTCGAGGCGGCTCGGCAGCGTCAGGGTTGGTGCCATGAGTTATCCCTTCAGAATGGTGAGGAGGGCTGCTGCATCCGCCTCAGAGAAAACGGACGATCCGGCCGAATCGGTGGAGCCACTATCGCCCCAGCTCTCCGGGAGCATCGAGGACTTGCCCAGCGCGTGCGCCCGCTTGGTGATGTGCCGACGGATCGCACTGTGGCTGTTGTTCGTCCCCCGGCCCACCGCGTGGATCGCGTTGGACAGGTCTTCCTCGTCCGCGATCGGGTAGCTGCCGTCCGGCATTGCCTCGCCGGACTTCGCCATCCGATCGCGGTCGGCCTGGGTGTACTTATCGGCGTTGAAGATGTCGTACGGCTTCGCCGCCGACGACTTCACCATCCCCGGCCCCGTCGACGCCCAGGCGTCGTGGTCGTGGTCCGTCGCTGCGGAGGTGTCGTCGTCCCCCGCGCCGCCGGTCACGTCGTGGTGCGCATGGGGGTGCTCGTGCGGCCCATAGGTTTGGCCGCCGCCCATCTCGTGCGCATGCTGGTGCGGATGTTCGTCATGCGTGTGGTCGTGGCCGTGCACCACATGGTCATGCCCGTGGGTCGCGTCGCTCGCATGGTAATGGGAGTGCGCATGGATACCGTCATCGGCGTCCGTACAGCCGAAGGCCGCGTGGTTATGGGCATGCCAGCCCGTCATCGGCTCGTGCATCGGCTCGGTATGGCTGTGGTACGGATGGTGCGCCGCATTCAGCGCTGGTTCGCCCTTCGTCCGGACGGCCGCTCGGAGGTGGCCTGTCAGCTGGCGGTCCGTCTCCGGGCGCGAGCGGAAGACCGACAGGTCGAACGTGGCGGCCTTGCCCTTGGCCTTCAGCTCGGTCAGCTCGTCGGCGAGGCCCGCGTCCACTGCCTCCTGGCCCCGGTACCAGCCCTCGTCGGCCATGACCTTGAGCCAGTGCTCGGCCGACTTCCCGGTTCGCGCCGCGTAGATGCCCGCGATGTTCGTCGTATTCTCGTCCAGCCGGTCGGCCATCGCCCGCAGGTCGTCAGCATCGCCGATCGCCATCGTGAAGGCGTTGTGGATCATCATCTGGCCGGTCGGCGCGATGCGGATGGTATCTCCAGCCATCGCAATGACCGAGGCGATCGAGGCAGCCATCCCATCGATGTAGATGGTCACGTTGTCTCGGGCCATCAGGCAGTTGTAGATAGCGAGGCCGTCGTTCACCTCCCCGCCCGGCGAGTTCAGATGGACATCGATCGGCCCGTTCACATCCGCCAGGTCAGAGATGAGATCATGGGCCGTGATTCCGAAGAACCCGATCTCGTCATAGATGCTCAGCTGGGATGGACCATCGGTGACGTTCTTGATCCTGTACCAGTCATTGTGGCCCTGCGCGAGCGCCACGATCCTGTTCCCCCGGGTCGTTCGCCAGGGTGTGTTCCGATTCACACTAGCTCCTCTATCTTGCCGTGCTCAAACACCTCGCGAACCCAGGAAGCCACATTCTTCTCCAGGTCGTAATTGTCGTGGATCTCCGGATGGGCCAGCCGGGGCGGATCGGTCGGCTTGGTCTTATCGTCACTGGCCGTCGAGGGCTTGGGCTCGTTTGCAGCCGGGGCAGCCGGGGCGTTCCAGCGCATCGCAGGGAGGCCAACAACCTCCAGAGCATCCATCGCGTCGTACCCGGCTGCCACGAGAACCGACACGGCATTGGACTTCGCCGTGAGCTCGTCATTCGCGTCATTCGCGCTCGACGGCCGAGGATCATCGTAGTCCATCTCCCGTTCGTCGGCGGTACTGCCGAACATCGGGAGGTAGAATCCATTGGCTATGGTCTTTAGCCGGTTCAGCCGAGGAATCTCATGCCATGCAATATGGACCTCTTCGGCCGTCTCGGCATTCGCCCGGTTGACGTCCGTACTCTGGCCGAGCATCGCCTGGTGGACCCGGTAGGCCTCCCGCACAATATCCCGCCCAAGCGTGCGTAGCTCGTAGAACTGCATGTCTTTGACGGTGTATGTGTTCGGGGTCCACGTCGCACCCTGCTCGAGGACGCCGACCCGGTGGCCGCGCGCTACGCCCTGGTGCTGTTCCCGCCAGCGCGCCGTGAACTCATTGAACTCGTCATCGGTCAGCCGCTTGCCGAAGGTCACGATGCCGCCCGGCACCGCCGAATTCAGGAAGAAGTTACGCGACCACTGGGCGCTATACTTGGTAGCGTCGATATCCGCGAGCAGGGACTGAACAGCGCTGAGGCCCCGATAGATATCCCCGGGGTTGGGGTACTTGACCTGGATGACCTCGTCCGTCAGCAGCGGGACCTGCTCGCCATTCGGCCCGGTATAGACCCAGCCCGCCAGGAACTTCTTCTTGTCGGGAACGGGTTCCATCCGGGCCGGACTGACGGGCCACATCTCCAGCGGAACGCCCGTCCCGCTGGGACCTCGGTTAAGCACCCAGTACCACTCGCCGACCAGCTCCATGTGCTGCCAGCCGATCTCGCGGAAGTGCTCTCCCGTCATGAACGGGTTCGGCTTGTTCCAGAGCTTCAGCGCCTGGTGCCGAAGTACCTCGAGGCGCTGGTCACTGCCCTTGTCGGTCCGCGCATATCGGACGCGGCCGTCCTGGTCGGTTCGGTACATCTTCCAGCCGCCATACGCCTGGCTGCCGGTTGAGAGGAGCTGGACGATCGCGAACAGAGTGCTCTGTCCGTTCATCGCCTGGATCTGAGACTGGCGATCCTGGACACCCGAGCCGTACAGGCCATTGCCGGTTCCGCTCCAGCGGTCAGCAAACGGGACCGGGCTGTTCGCCGCGATATTGCGGATTGACCGGACCAGTTCAGTGACGGCGGAGGTTCGAGGCATTACCGGCTTGCCCTCCATTCAAGAGCGACGAAGGAGCCAGCCGCAACGATCAGGCCGGTAAAGGTCGAGTGGTCAAACCCGGCCATGTCCGCGCAGAGCATCGCGGCCATGAAGTAGCCGTGCTCGCGGACATGGCTCAGGGCGACCGAGACTGGACGCCCAAGGGCCGCACCAAGGGCGTCCAGTCGCTTGCGCACGGACTTATGGATCTGAGTCCGGCGGCTCTCGGCCGGCGGGAGCGCATGGAGCGGTGCCCGGACGGCCATCAGGATCCGTTCCCGAGCATCGTGTTCCCCTTATCAACCAGCTCACGGAACTCGGCTTCCGTCAGGCCGATGGATGTCACGCGCCCTGCCTGGCGCTGGTCATGCCATCTAATGGTATACCCGGGCTTTCCGTCCGGCATCAGCGCACCGAAGATCACCTCGACCCGGTCGTACACCCGGTTCTTACGCCACATCCCGTACGCCGTCTCCTGGACGACCATCGCTGCAATGTCCGGGTAGCGGGCGATATTCGGGTGCATGACCTCCATGCTCTTCCGAACATCGTCCAGATACTGCTCCAGGGAGTCACTCACATCCGCTCCCCCGTCCCGCTCTCCGCCGGGTGCCCCGGCTCCGGGAAGGAAGCCAGCGATTCGTCGAGGATGGCCTTATTCCAGCTCTGCCGGAAGTCGGCCACCTCCTGGTCCGTCATCGGTCTGGTCGTCGGAACAATGCCTTGCGGCCGATACACCCGGATCTCCGTTACCTCTGGAAAGGCGACGAACTTAACGTCGGGTAGCAGAACCTCGAGCTGACGGAGCATCTCATCGTTCTCTTGCTCGGTAATCTGTCGGTTGAAGCCGATGATTACGGTATCCCCGGGCCGGACGACGCCGGTCTTTATCTCCAGCGCAGCTGCCGCGCCAAGCTGCTGGGCCAGCTCTTCGATGTCTTTCGCCACTAGACGCTCCTGTACAGTGCTCGGATGCCGAAGTCGCGCTCGGCGACCACGTAGCGCATGGCGTCACAGCCATGGTCGTCCTGCTTGTTCGGCTCGTCCTGCTCTTTGGTTTCGCCGGCCTTCTGCTTCCGTGCCCAGACGTAGCCGGGAAGCTCATCAGCAAGGCAGGTCGGCTTACTTGACTCTTCCAGCTCCGGGTCCTTCTCGACGAGCGTATCGCGGAGGAGGTAGAGCCGCCGCCGACCGTCCCCCGCGTCCCGGAGCCGGACCTGAACGGCCTGAATCCCCTCGGTCACGGCCTTGTGAGCCGGCGACGTACTAAGGCCGGTCTCTCTCTCGAGAACCACACGTCCTTCGGCGTCATGGTCGCATGTGATCACGGTCGGTTTCGGCTCGAGCCAGCGGCCGTTTGGAGCAACACTGAGCATGATCTGTCGGGCATGCTGGTCCACCGTCCGCCGCGTGTGGTAGATCTCCCGATAGAGGTACAGCCGTCCATCGGGATCCTCAGCCCACCACTGGCAGGTGAAGGGGTTAGTGAATCCGAAGTCAACGGCCCAGTATCGTCGCCAGGAGATCGGGATCCCTGCGTGGTCGAGCGCCTCGCCCTTTCGCCAATCCTCCGGGATCCCGGAGAGCATGTGGGCGTCCGAGAAGTCCTCGTAGATGACACCCTCGGCAGCCACCCAGTTGCCGAGCCGCAGCCGCTGGTACCGAACCCCGGTCAGGCGGTCGAGCTTCGAGAGGTAGGCACGGCCTCGTTCCGTCATCGTCCCGTCCTGGAAAAGGATCGGATTGTCCTCGTGCGTGCTCTTGAACATCGTCGTCTGGCCGGTCCCACAGCGGTTATTCAGCCAGTGGGTCGGATGCGAAGGGTTACAGTCACCGAGGAGCTGCTGGAAGGATACCTGCCAGTTTCGAAGCCGGGTCGTGATACTCTCCCAGTCGTTCTCCGTCAGATCGGTCGCTTCCTGCACGTATACCAGGTCGTACTCCGAGGACATGATCTTCTCGATCTTGTCCAGGCCGCCGATAACAACCGTCGAGCCATTCCGATAGCGGTAGCTCGCGGGCTCTTGTGCAGAGCCACCATAGTAGTTGACATCGCCGGAATTCAGGGCTTCCGCTACAACGAACTTGCGCCACGTAACGAGTGCAGTGCTCGAGAGGGAGGTCGCCGTCTTCCGACAGATTAGCCCGCGCATCCCGGGATTCATCAGGCACATCAGGTGAAGCTTCTCCAGGCATGCGCGGCTCTTTCCGGTTCCGGCCGGGCCAGCGATCAGGACTTCCGGGTCCCGACAGTACATGATATCCCTACAGGCCCCCTTCGGGGCGAAGCGGTGCTCGATCGTCGGCATCGGTCACCTCCCGCTCGCCATTGAGCCGGGCGACATTCACGCGGGTAACGCCGTTCCGAACCTCGCGATCCCGGATACAGATCGTCTCTATGGAACAGATCCGCTCCTTGGCCGCACCCTCGTAGAAGCAGCGCTGGTTTATGCTGCAGCCGGAGAAGCCGCTCTCGCTGCTCGGGATGGTCTTCGGAACTGTCACGCCATGACCTCCGAGTGCCGGGACATCACGGCCGCCACGTAGGCATCGGTGTCCGCCGCAAGCCGCCGGAGAATCCGCTGGCGTGTCGGAGCGAGGATGCCTTCGGAGTGCATCGCCTTGTCGATCGCATCGGCCAGCGGGCCGGTAATCGGCTCGTCCGCGATGACCACCGAGGAATCGTTCGCCTGCTGCTCGCGCCGGGCCAGGTACGTCGGGCCACAGCGCGGACAGTGCGCCTTGAGCCGGTCATCGTCCCGGGACTTCAGGGACCACTCCGACCAGTGTCTCTGGCACAGATGGATTTCGGTTCCCTCGACCTTGCACGCAGTGTTCACCGTCGCCTTCTCGCGGCAGTGGCCCTCGCGGGCGAACCAGCACATGACCGACTGCTCTTCTGGATTCATAGCTCATAGCCTCCTGTGAGCCGTTCCCAGATCGCGAATGCCTCGCGCTGGGGCCTTGCGATTGCAACGGGGTCCCAGAAGTATGCAGGGTACACTTCCTCGGGGGTCCCAGGCTCCAGGGGCGGATTCTCCCGTCGGTACAGGCCGTTA